CAAGAATTAGTTGGCGAATCTTTTAATGACTTTATGGCCGTTGCTGTTAAGTTTTCAAAAAAACGGGAGAGATTAGAACAGAAACTAAAAGAAGTGGAAGATGAAAAGAAAGTTCCTAAGAAATGAATTTAATCTAATTCAAGTTATCAAGATAGTGATAATGATTACTGCTGGGCTATATGGCCTATGGTTTAGTTTAAAGGTTTTGGGCAGATTAGAAACAATAACTTATTTAATAAATGGTTAAGGAAGATATATTTAATTGGATAGTAGATAATAAGTTAAGATTTAACAGAGGCGCAAACTGGACTGGCTTTATAACAGGAATAGGAACTAACATCTTGCTATATGTTGGAATGTTCTCTGTTATATTCCCTAACTTAACGGGCAGAACCAAGATAATCTTAGTGATAATATCCTTATTTATATTCTGGCTACAATGGAGAATAGGATTATGGGATGAAAAGAAAGGAATGTGGAAATTAGAAAATAACAGATTAGCCAAGAATTACCAAGATTGGGTTAATGAAATACAAGACGATTTAAAAAAGATAAAAGATAAATTAGAGATATGAAGAATACTGATAAAACAACACCTAAACAGAAATATGAGTGGTTAAGGGAGTATCAATGGAAAGAAGGAGAGAGTGGGAATCCTGCGGGGAGACCTAAAAATAGTTTTAGTATTAAAGATTTAGTAAGACAACATCTTAAGAAGAACCCAGATGATTTAATTGACTTTGTCAGGCATTTTATAGAGGAAAACAGAGATTTAGCTTGGCAAATGTTAGAAGGAAGACCGCAAACAGATATAACAAGCGGAGGAGATAAAATAAACCCAATACCAATAATAGATGTATCAAAAAACAATAGCAACAACAAAGATAACAAGGTTAAAGAAGAGGATAAGGATAGTTCAGGGGGGGACATCAGCAAGTAAGACAGTTAGCATAATAATATACTTAATAGCATTAGCCCAGAGTGATAAGAGCAAGACATTAACAAGCATAGTATCAGAGAGTTTTCCGCATCTAAGAAGAGGAGCAGAAAGGGACTTCCTTAATATAATGAAAGAGCATAGGTATTTTACAGATAAGAAGTGGGATAAGACAAACCATGTTTATACATTTGAAACAGGAAGTCAGATAGAGTTCTTTTCAGTAGACCAGCCGGAGAAGGTAAGAGGAGCAAGGAGAGACCGCCTATTTATCAATGAGGCGAATAATGTCCCTTTTATGGCTTTTGAGGAGTTAGAAGTAAGGACTAAGGACTTTATCTTTCTTGACTATAATCCTACCCACGAGTTCTGGCTATTTACAGAGGTAATACCTAAGAGAGATGATACAGAGCAGATTATCTTAACTTATAAGGATAACGAGGCATTGAGTAAGGAAATAGTTGCTTCAATAGAGCAGAGAAAGAATAGAAAGGACTGGTGGAAGGTTTACGGGCTTGGGGAATTAGGAGTAATAGAAGGCAGAATATACAAGGACTGGCAGATAATAGATGAGATACCTTATGAAGCCAAACTGGAAGGATATGGACTTGACTTCGGCTATTCTAATGACCCTACTGCGATAGTAGCGGTGTATGAGTATAATGGCGGAAAGATATTAGATGAGATACTCTTTAACAAGGGATTAAGCAATAAGCAGATAGTTGATATACTACAAGGACAGACATATGCTCTTGTTATAGCAGATAGCGCTGAACCCAAGAGCATAGATGAGATAATGAGTTATGGAATACCTATCCAACCCGCAACAAAGGGAAAGGATAGTGTAAAAGCGGGGATACAATTCGTCCAACAGCAGAAGGTAAGCGTAACCAAGCGGAGTATTAACATAATCAAGGAGTTTAGAAACTACTTATGGGAAACAGACAAGGACGGAAAGGTATTAAATATACCAGAACATCAGTTCTCTCATAGTATGGACGCAATAAGATACAAAATAGCATATAATATAAACTATAATAAACCAATAGAGCAGTTCTTAAGAACTAATCTACATAGAAGAATAGAAAACTCATCAAGATAAGCAAAGGGTGGGCTTGGCTAATAGAAAATGGCACAAGTTAATAGTTATGTAAAGATAACAGGTTCAGGGCAAGTAGTAACAGGGGAAGGGGTATTGTCCGGATATTATGCTAATTACGGGCATAATTCTGTTATAACCCTTTATGACTGGACTTCCGCCTCAGGAGAGATAGTTGAGATGAACTATCCGGGAACAGGATATAATGATTTAGGAGAAATTCGTTTCACAAACGGATTATATGTTGTAGGAGGAACTTCCACAGCAGTATTAGATGTTACATTCTTAATTAAGCAATCTGACTAAAAAAAGGCGGTGGCTTTAATATTTAAATGGAAAAAGCAGTAGCAAGTTTGGTAAATAATATAGGCGAGTTAGTTCGCAAAGCGGAACAGGATTTTATCAATGGAGAGGTAAAGTCAAGCGAGTATGTCATAGAGTCGTTTTATGATGATATTAACAAAATAGAGGCATATATCAATTCAAAGCATATATCAGGGGAAACTGACACCTTAGGAAGAGACAAGCCCTTTTTTAACATAGTTTTGGCGGCCAGAAACATATGGTATAGAGCAACAGACATTGATAGAAAGAATATAAAGGTAAAGGCAAGTAAGACAAAGGAAGTAATCCCTTCGTTCTTAGCGACAGTTCACCTTCAAAACTTTATGAAGAGAGAGAACTTCGGTCAGTTTCTTAATGACTGGGGACTTTATCTTGCTTCTTTTAATTCAGCAGTAGCCAAGTTTGTAGAGAAAGAGGGTAGGTTATTCACTATGGTAGTACCTTGGAATCGCCTTATAGTTGATCCTGTGGACTTCTATTCTAACCCTGTTATTGAGATTTTAGAGTTAACCCCCGCCCAGTTAAAGCAGAGGGCAGGATATGACCAAGAGATAGTAGATGACCTGTTAAAGACACTTAGTTCAAGGGAAACAATGGGAAAGCAGAAGAAAGACCAGAAAGCCAATTATATCAAGTTATATGAGGTTCACGGAGAACTGCCATTATCATATCTAACAGGAGAGGAGGATGATGCGGATGAGTTCGTTCAACAGATGCACGTTATAACCTTTGTGGCTTCTAAACAGAAAGGAAAGTATGATGACTTTACTCTAATCTCCGGCAGAGAGAAGAAGAACCCTTATCTCCTAACTTCCCTTATAAACTCCATAGACGGCTCTATATCCCTTACAGGAGCGGTTAAAGCATTGTTTGAGGCACAATGGATGGTAAATCACACAGCAAAGGCGATAAAAGACCAATTAGACCTTGCTTCTAAGATGATATTTATCACAGCAGACCCCAGTTTTACTAATCAGAACGCATTATCAGCCATAGAGAGCGGGGACTTCCTTGTATGGAATAAGGATATAGAAAATGGAATGCCAAGACAATTACAGAACAATAGCCACGATATTACCGCTTTACAGGGTTTCGGGCAACAATGGCAAGTATTGGCGCAAGAGTTATCTTCCACTCCTGATATATTAAAGGGAAAGAATATGCCAAGTGGCACAGCATTCAGACAGGCGGCTATTATTCAAGGGGAAAGCCACTCTAACTTTGAAATGATGCTTGAAAACAAGGGGTTGGCCATAGAAAAGATGTTAAGAGAGCATATTATTCCTTATTTGAAGAAGAAGATGAATTCGTCAGATGAGATTTCCGCTACTTTGGAAGATTATGATATTAAAAAGATAGACCAGATGTATATTCCAAATGAGGCGGTAAGAAGATTTAATAGAAAAGCGGTAGAAAGAGTTATAAATAGAGAGGCGCTACCTAATATAGAGAACGAAATGGCAGAAGTAAGGACAGAACTTACAGGATTAGGCAACCAGAGGTTCTTCAAACCATCTGAAATAAGCACTAAAACTTGGAAAGATGTATTTAAGGACTTGGAGTGGGAAATAGAGTGCGAGATTACAGATGAGACCGTGGATAAAGAACCTGTCTTGGCTACCTTATCAAGTGTATTACAGACAATAGCCAGTAATCCTATGGTGCTTCAAGACCCTAATGTCAAAATGGTATTTAACAAGATATTGGCAGAAACAGGGGCAGTAAGCCCTATTGAATTATCAGGACAACCGCAACAACAACCTGTTCCCCAAAGCGGTGGGCAACAAATGGTCGGACAGGGGGCAAATAATCAACCACAAATAAGATAATGGATAACAAATTAGGACAAGAAATGAGAATATCAGACGAGGAACTTCGCTTACTTAAAAGTGTCTTCGCTGATAACGACGCATTATTAAAGTTATTGAGAAAGGTATTCCTGCCTGAATTATCACCAGATGCAGTTATTAATATAAAGGCAAGAAACCAGTTGATACAGCATATAGAGATGCAGTTAATAACCTTAAAGCATCTCGCAGGGATAAAGAAAGAAAGTGTAGAAGAAACAAAGGAAAGGTTAAAACGAGATAGTGCTAAATAATAATTGGGAAGAAAACCCGCCAAATTGAAATTGCGTATTCATACGCCCAAACTTATGGAAAATGAACTTGAGAACATCAACTCTCCAAATGATGATGAGGAGGTAGCCCCTGAACCTGAATCAGAGGAAGTAGGACTTCCAGCCGACCCAATAGAGGTTGAGCCGAAAGACGAGGAAGAAGAAGATACCGACTTGCTTAAACAGAAAAACCAAGAACTTTACGAGCAGTTAAAGAAGTCAAAAGGTTTTATCCGTGATAAGAAAACAGGCAAATGGGTTAAGAAAGAACAACCCAAACCTGAAAAAGAAGTTGAAGGGACTGGCGACATTACCAAGACAGAACTTTACTCTCTTGTAAAGGCAAATGTTCCTGATGAGGATGTTAATGAGGTTACTATCTATGCTCGTTCTCATAGTATAAGCGTGACAGAGGCATTAAAACTGCCAGAGGTCAAGGCTATATTAAAGGTAAAGCAAGAGTATAGGACAACCCAAGAAGCATCTAATACAGGTTCATCAAGGCGAGGTTCTTCCAAGATTTCAGATGATATGCTTTTAGAACAAGCAAATAAGGGCATAATGCCTGATACTGAGGAAGATATGGTTCGTCTGATTAAAGCAAGGCGGGAAGCAAAACAAGCTAAATAGCGGTGGGGAACGGTTTAGTTATTACTAATTAAATCGTTCTTAAAGGTGGATAAGGACTAAAATAGTGGCAAACACAATTGGTAGCACAGTTTGGCGTTTAAAGTATCAGAAAAACACCATTGAGACAGCATTAAGGAATATGCTGGTAGCAGAGAAGATTTGTGATGTTGATAGGTCAGAGGGCAAATATATTAGAAACCCTTACGGCACAGCGCCTACAACAGTATTAAAGACAATCTCTGGAACTTATGACATTTCCGATTTCACGATTACAGATGATACTCTGGACGTAAACTACACATTCATTTCCGCAAACCACGTATACGACTGGGAAGAAACTCTATCAAACTTTGATATGTTCGCTAATAGAACAGAGGAATTGGCTGCTTCGGTAGCTCAAAGTATTGATAAGTTTGTTCTCAACTATATGTGCGAAATATGTACTGGCACATATACTACACCAGCAGGAGGTTTCACAACCGCGGCCAACTTAAATATCATTATGTCTAACCTTATTTCTAAGGTTTCAGGATATTCTGATGTTTATAAGGGATTATTCTTGGTTCTTGAAAACACTGATATTACAGGCGTTATTCAAGCACAAGCGACAAACGGCTTCTCATTCGCAGATGCCGCTCTTAATAATGGACTTTTAACTTCTTATATGGGAGTTGATATCTATGTTGTAAGAGCAGACACATTTGTTGAT